CGTCATCGTCATCGTCATAAAATATAATTTTCGGTTATGATAGGAGCCGGGGCAATGCCCCGGCTTTTTTGTATCAGGAGGAATATATGGCAGATTTACCAGTTTCACTTGATGACCTGAAGAAACACCTGAATATTGATATCAATGATGACGATGATCTGCTTCTTGAGTACGAAGCCGCGGCTGTAGAACTGGCCGAGCATTTTATGTGCCGTGAGATTATTCAGCGAAAAGATCCGCAGGCGCTTGCGGCGTCCGCTGATGATGTTCCGGCCACTGTAAAGCAGTATATCCGTTGTCAGGTGGGGGATTTTTACAAACAGCGAGAGATTACCGCCACTGGGCAGTTTGCAACGTTTTACAGGCATTTATTAGATCCCTATTGCCTTAAATACCGGGATGACGAGGAGAATTAAACATGCTCAATGCGGGAATTCTGTCTGAAAAAATCCAGTTCTATTATTTCAGCAGCACGCAGAACGCGGCGGGGGAGGCGATAGAAAATTACACAGAAGGGCCTGTCGTGCGGGCAAATGTCCGGCAGGTGTCTATACGCAAACTGCTTGAATCGGGACTGGATATTGCCGCCCAGGCCATGACAGTAAAAATCCGTTTGAATTCCGACATTGCCGTTGGTGACAGGATTTTATGGCGCGGACAGTTTTACGACGTACTGAATATCACAAAAGACAGGGATGAAAGATCCGAGATATTAGCGGTAGAACTTGTGCAGGATTAATCATCATGAGCATATATGAGACTTCGGAACTGAATAAAAATTTGCATAAGTGGTTTGAGCAGGATCCTGAAGGCCGTAAGGAATTTTATAAAAATACGCTTGTAAAGTATAACAAGAAAGTTGAGCACGCTGTTAATGCTTCCATAAGCGGAAAGCTGAAAAAATTTACGGGCGCATTGTCATCATCAATAAAAACACATGCCGGTTTCGGGGCAGGCAATGTTTATGTTACGACATACGTTTCCAACGTTCCTCAGGAAGTCAGGCATGTACGGAGCGGGAGCACAAAGCATGGCCGTTACCAGTGGTACGCTCCGGGTTATGCAGGGTTTTTGCATTGGGGTACAAAGCCGCATCCAAACCGTAAAAAATCCAACGTTTCGAAGTTAAACAAAAAGATTCAAAGGCAAGCCGCCCAGATAGCTAAATACCGCAAGAAACTTTCTGAGCATAAAGCAAAATCATTTTTATCAGCCCGTATACAAATGACCGGAGTGGATAAGACAGAGCAGAAATATAATCATATCATCGACAGATATACCTCTCAGATGAAAAAGACGCTTGAAAAAGTTCGTGAGCTTTCGGGACTGCCGATAATCCACGGGGTCACAGCAAAAAAGATACTGGCATATCTGGCAGAAAATCAGGATAATTTAGCAAATAGCATATATAATGATATATATAACCGGATTGAACAGGATTTAAGCAGATGAGCAGCAGCCCGTTTGAGCATGTACAGGAATGCAATAGCCTGATGAGCGCGGAAATAACCAAAATTATGGGGGTTAAGCCCTATTGGTTTCATTCACCGCTCACTGACGGGAACACGGCACAGCCGCTCCCCGTCCTGGTACTGTCTCAAACATCCGGCGCCGCTGTGGTTACGGGCTTGCAGATGCAGTACGAATTAGCACTAATCGCTGGCACGTTTGAAGACGCTTACGCCCTCCTGGCTAAATTATCATCTGTTTTAACCGAGGGGCGCATGTCAGATGATAAAATCACCATGTGGGTGAATCTGATGAATTATGAAACGGCGTATGACGCCGGGGGGCATGCGGTTATAAACACGCATATAACAGCAGTTTTAGAGAAAGGAGAAAAATAAATGTCCTATACGCCTATCTACGATTACAAACATCAGTATTCCCAGCTGGCGGCTGGTTCTCTCACGATGTGGGCTGAAGTTCCTTCTGATGGAAGCAAGCCTGCTGATGACGCATGGAAGCCGCTGAACGGCCTGATTCAAACTCCGCAGTGGTCCTTCTCGTCTGCTCAGGATGATGATACTGTTGTAGCGGACGTTGCGAAAGAGTACAGGCCCGGAATTTACGAGGGTGCCGAGTCTTCTATCGAATTTTACGAGTATCTTGAGGACAAAGATCAGGCCGATTTTATCGCGCTTGCTCAGGAGGGCGGCAATTACTGCTATCTGAAAACGCAGTACAGCAACGGCGTTATCAACCAGGCGAAATTCGCGATTCTTGGCACCGAGGAGGCCGCAAAGGGTCAGGAGGATAAGATCTCGATGACGGTCAATCTCAAGATGAGCGGGAAGTTTACCCGTACAAATCCGGAGCCCGATACTGATACATCTACCGATCCGAAGCCCGATACTGATACATCTACCACGAATCCGAAGCCCGATACTGATACATCTACCGGATCATAACATTCCCAGCCGGGCATGATGCCCGGCATTTTTAAGGATTGAAACATGAAGATTATTGATTATCTCAAGACAAATGTTAATGAGCTGCTGAACAGTGAAAAGATCACTTTCCAGCTTGGCGGCAAGTCATTTACATATACAGTCAGAGAACCGTCCGCGGGGCATGAGTTAGGCATACTTCATTACGGCAATGCACAGAAGGAAAAAGATGCGGCCGCGTACATGATTGGCGCATGTGTGTATGATGAGAACGGCAATCACATTTTTGATTATCAGTCTGAAAAAGACAGGAAAGAATTTATTGATAACTGCCCCGGCTGGCTTTTCGCGAAACTCGCGGAGACTGTCAAGCGTCTGAATACACATATCCCGGACGCTGAAACAACAAAAAACTGATTGATCATACTCCGATCCTGCGGACCTGTTTTGAAATAGCAAAGGATACCGGGCAGCCGTTGCATGATGTATTAGCACTGCCGTTGTCAGAAATTACATTATGGCAGGGCTATTACATACTGAAAAACGCGGAGTATGAGTACAGCAAAAAACACGCAGGAAAGGTAAGGCCGGAAGGGTACCAGGATTAACGAGGTTTTGTTATGGCTATCGCGAAAAGCTTAACACTTCTGATGAAGCTTAAGACTGATGATTTTCAGTCAGGTATCAAAGGCGCTGAACGGTCCGCGGGCAGAGCAGCAGATAGCATAACCAAATCCGGCAAGCGGGCTGAAAAATCCTGGCGCGATGTCGGGTCTGCTGTAACCTCATTAAAAGGGCTTTTCGCGGGATTTGTTACAGCGGCGTTTTTTAAGGAAATTGCCGATGTAGTCGCGGGAAATGAAAAGGTTATATCCTCATTTCGCGCGATTACTGATAACGCTGAACAGGCCCGGGCTGTTTTTACCACTTTTAATAACCTTTCTCGCGAATTGCCGCAGAGTTTTGACGAGATTCGGCAGGCTGTTTTAACGATTGGTAAATCCGGAATCATGCCGACAACTGGCCTGATTAAAGATCTGAGCAATATCGCGGTCGGAACCGGAAAATCACTGACAGAAGTCTCCCAGGCTGTTTACTCAGCTACAACAGGACAGCTGCGCGGACTGCAGGCCCTGGGCATTCAGGCTGAAAAATCCGGGGATAAGATCAAAGTATCTTTCAAAGGTTCCGTCACTGAAATAGCCAACACGAAGCAGGCCATGCTTGATTATGTGTCAAGCATCAGCAAATCTGATTTTGCCGGCGCCGCGGAAAGTCAGATGCGGGGCTTGACGGGCGCTATAAAAACCGTTGGTGACGCCTGGGGTGATTTCCTTTATGCCATTGGCGGAAACGGAAACGGCGGGCTTGGTGAGGTTATCACCCAGGCTGTTTGGATTGCTGTAGACGCGTTAGACGGTTTAAGCAATTTTATTAATAATAATCAGTGGTTTCAGGCTATCACCGCAGATTTAGCCCGGTTTATGACCGATTTCCGGAACGGGCTGAAATATATCACGACAGAAGCGGGCGCCGCGATTGATGAGATAACGGGCAGTGTAGGGGATTCATCCGGCACATGTGGGGAATACGTAAGCACCTTTTTTAACAACTTCTTCAGCCTGCTGAAAATCGGCGTTACGGCGGTAACCGCCGCGGTTATGTCTGTGCTCAAGACGATAAAAGCGGCCATTGCTACAGCAGGAACAGCCCTGATTAGTTTTGCAAAATCTACATTTAACGTTCTCACGGCAATAGGCGATAAAACCGGGGCGGTTCTTCATGAGGTCGTTCACGGCGATATAAAGGCTATTGGCGAAACGCTAAAAAATACGCCCAGCCTTTCAAGCTTTTTTGATGAGGGTTTTAAGGCCACGGCAGACGCGGCACACACCGAGTTTGATTCCCTTTTTGATGACGTTAAAGCGTCTTACAAGGGTATCAAGATGATGATTGCGGATACCGCGGCCGCGTCTGTAAAAGCCGATAAGGACAGGGAAGCCCGGCTGAAAAAACAGGCTGACGCATTAAAATCCCTTGATGGTAAATCCGGAGCGGGGTCAGCTGCTGTATTTACGCCTGGCACGGCTGGCGGCAAAGGGTCAGCGGGCAAGTCCGCAAAGGACGCAATAGACAGCGCCCGTAAAACGTGGGAATCTTTTTTTAAGTCGCTCAAGTCTACCGGGGAACAGGCCGCTAATGCGCTTTTAACGCCGCTGGAACTTGAGAACAAGAAATATCAGGACAGTTTAGCGCAGATTAAGCAGTTTTATGACGCGGGGACGATCCTGGCGTCTGAGTATCATCAGGCTGTTGAGATGGCGGAAAAAGCACATCAGGACCGACTGACAAAGATAAAGCAGGACGGAGAAAGCAAGCAGCTGAAAAACACTACACAGGCGCAGTTATCCGAAAAAATTCAGGCAGAGTATGGATACGCCAACACCGAAAACGGAATTTTAGCGTTTTTCACGCGCATGAAGGATGTTTTCGGCGATAAAACATTAAGCACCACGATGACGCAATTTACGGCACGCCTCCGGGATATGACGGCAGAACAGCAGGTGGGCGTCTGGGGGCAGATGGCTAACGGAATAAGCGGATATTTTGAGACAATGAAAAACGCCTTCTCCGAGGGTTCCGCCGGCTACAAGACTATGTTTGTTTTGCAGAAGTCTTTTGCTATCGCATCAGCAACGCTTAGCATGATCCAGGGCGCTATGGAGGCATGGAAGCTTGGATTTCCCGCGGGGCTTTTGGCCGGCGCGGGGGTCCTGGCACAGGGCGCTAACTTAATCGCGCAGCTTAGGGGCACAAACTTCTCCGGGGCACACTATGACGGGTCAAACAATCCCCCGGGCATGTGGGGCACTGTATCCGAAAGGGGCGCCGAGATGGTTAACGGCGCGATTGTCTATGGCGCCGCGGATATCAGGAGCGCAGAAGAAACGGACAGGCTCATTAACCAGGGGAAACAGCCCGCCGCCGTTTCCGTGTCTGTCAATCTGTATGAGGACGCGTCAAAGGCCGGGCAGGTACAGCAGAGCGATAACGGAGATGTTATTAACATTTTTGTCTCAAACATCAGGCGCGGCGGACAGGCTGCCCAGGTGTTACAATCATCGTACGGTCTGAAAAGGGTAGGAGTGTAATATGACAATCCCGGTTTATCCGTCATATCTGCCGCAGATCCTGCAAAGCGGCTATACACTGAAAACAGCACCTAATATGTTGCGCACACAGATGGCGGACGGCTACACAAGGCAGAGAGTTATAAACATCGGGAAACCCGCTGAATTATCTGTGAATATGAGCATGTCCGGAACTGAGTATAATAATTTTATGACCTGGCTGAACAAGAATACAGCGGGCGGCGCGGGGTGGTTTAAGATCAACGCGCTTACATCCGACACGGCTAACGGTGCGCCGGGGCCGCAGACGGTACGAATACAGAACGGTGCGATTTCCGCGGCGCTTGCGTGGCGATCCAGGACTGAAACGCGGTGGAAAATCAGTTTTACGCTTGATGTAGCGCTGCCGCTGCCGGAGGTTGACGCGGGTTCAGGTTCAGGTGGCGAGTTTGAACAAATTGCGGTATGGAAGAAGATTGAAGAATGAGCTTAAAATCAGATAAAACTATATCGGGTAACACGGCAAAAGAATTCCTGGAAAATTTAATAAATTTTTTTCATGCAAATACGCCTAAATTAACCCTCTTGGAATCCGTATCACCTGATGACAGTGAATATACAGGATATCCGATTTATAGCGCGGGAGCGCCCACGGGATTGGTAGACAACCAGTATATTAGCGGATCAACCTTAAATGATTTTAAATCCCCTGTTTATTTTTTTGGCACAAGCGTTGATAACGTTGTACTGATGATTACCCTGATGGGCAAATGGCTGTCCTTTTCGATGTGTTTTTCGCTGACAGCCGCGCGAAAAATCGGCAATATTATAGACAGCGCAAACCTTACAAAAATTTGCGCGCTCACAAATATAGTACGAGGGTCTACTGATTCCGTTCTCAAGAGCGCGCAGGGGTTACAATATTATACATATAAAGTACACTTGGATCATTCAACTGATATATATAGGATATCATTACAGTATATAAACAGTGATTATTCAACCTGTTATAGGTTCAAGCCGCTTTTGACAAGCGGTTCTACTCCTGCGACTTACTACGACGGCGAAGAGCAATTTTCCGTTATTTTTACAAGGACTGACAAAGGGGTTGCATGTGCGCTGAATCTCTTTGAAAATTTAAACAAAGATGCTACTAACGGAATTGGCAGCAGTTTTTATCCGCAGGGGCAGCTGCTGTATTTTAGCTTTAGCGAACCGGTTGAGATTTCCGAAAGACTTTATAGCAAAGAAGATCCTTGGGAGAGCACAGACTATATTGCAGACGAAGACTTGTTTATGCCGCAGTGGGCGGAATTTCTCGCCTGGTTTACGACCCCAGGCTGGAGTGGATATCAGTGGTATCAGCGAATCGGATTAAAACATTTTGTTCCGGCTTTTGCAGATACTTTTGGCCCTGAGCGTGCAAAATCTGTATATCCACCTTCGGATAATGATATAAAACTTCTATCACCTAAAATTGCACGTTATTATGCTAATGCAGCAGATGATGTCAATTTTCGTATAATGCCTTCTCAGTTTTTTTTGCTGCCAAAATTGAAAAAAGGAGAAGCGTTTATACGGAAGATCTATGTTCCGTGTTCACAGGAGCGCGGCGAGATATATCTGTGCTATATTCCCGCGGCTGAGGAAAGCGATATGCCTAAATCGGGCAATATATACGAAATAGGCGACAAAAGATTCTTGTGCATTTATCCGGGTATGTGCGGCCTTTTTGCGCGCGTGGGGTGATTTATGATTTATTCCCTGTCTGAGATTTGCGCGTCCGGCGGCCGGATGCCTGTGATAACGCTCACCTTTGAAAACGCAAAATTTAAAAATCCGTACCGTTACGTACTCGGCTATTCGGACGTGACAATCGGCGATAATTTTTTCGCGGCAAGCGCCTTCACGATTCAGCTGCCGGAGCGGTCTGATTCGGGATTTTCGGATTTGTCATTTGCTATCTGCAACGTGAGCGGGGAAGCGTATGAGATGACCAAAAAGGCCATTGCATCCCTGGCGCCAACGTATTTAACACTTAATGAATGGGCTCCTGATGATTACAGCCTGATGCAGTCTCTGAAGCTGACTGTTACAGACGCGAAAATCACGACAGAGCAGGCCACGTTTGTAGCGTCTTTCTGCGATATGCTTAACACCGCATTTCCGCGCCTGCGGTATACAGACAAAAACGCCCCGGGGTTGAAATACATAGCATGAGCTGGATAGACAAATACAATTTCATCCGACACACACCCGGCGGCCGTGTGTTTCCGGATCTTGACTGCTGGGGGCTGGTGCGGTGCATTCTTGAGGAACGTAAGGGGATTGAACTGCCTGAATTCTGTGATTTTTCACAGAAAACCATGGGAGATCCCGCCTCCGGAATGATTGCACAGCATGTGTTTCAGGAAATACCCGCCCCGGAAGATTATTGTGTCGTCTGCTATTACCGCCATGGCATTCTGTTTCATGTCGGGGTTTTTTACCAGGGTGATATACTGCACACTACAAACTGGCATGGATTCCGCAGGCAGCCGCTTGAATCATTTTATCCGCAGTGTGTGAGGAGGTTTTACAGATATGCAGGTCAGGATATACACCCGCCAGTGTCTGATATGGCCGATTGAACAGATAAACATTCCGGATTTTTCCGGCACTGTTAAGGATCTTTTAGCCCGTGAAGTGCGGGATTTCGCGCCTGATAAGCTATCCGTATCTATCTACATAGACGGCAGAAAGGCCTCCTGGGATACACCGCTGTTTGATGTTGAGGAACTGAAAATCATTATTGAGCCTCAGGGCGTTGAGGCCGCCTTTGCTATTGTGGCGGCTATTGTAGCCGTTGCTTCGGTAGCCTACAGCCTGTATATGATGAATAGGCTGAAGGCTGATAATCCCGCAAAGACTTCAGACACATCTACTATATACGATGTAAACGCACAGGGTAACAAAGTCAGGCTGCAGCAGGTCGTGCCGGAGAATTTCGGCCTGATAAAGCATTTCCCGGATTATCTGGCTGACAAGCATACCTTTTACAGGCGCAATAAGAAGTACATCGATATGATTTTGTGCCAGGGGGCGGGGTGGTACGATTATAAATCTGATGGTTCCGATATCTATATCGGAAACACTCCGTTTTCGGGATACAGCCGCAAAGATGTAAGATATCAGGTGTTTGATCCCGGCGCTGATGTATCCGCCAACGGAATTGAGCAAGGAATGCACAAATGCTGGTACAGCAGCACCGAGGTCACATCATCAGGCAAGACGCTTAATCCATTGGGCAATGTAGATCCCTCTGAATCCGGCGGTTATGTCGTATATACCGGCGGAAAATCCATTGCAAACTATAAAGACGGCGGCCTGTCCTGGGCTCTCAATCCGAAAAGTTTTTACGGAGTGTATTGGCAATATGTCGGATATAGGCCTTCTGCCAGTGGCGGTGGCGGACAGGCGTTTATACTTGCCGCTGCGAATCTCGGCGTCAAGGCGGGGGATTACATCAGGATCACAAACGCGCCGGATGATGACAGACTATGGGCTAATGATGATGATGCTGATATCGTGCTTCTCGATTCCGGAAATCTGCGAATCACCTGGACGCGTACGTGGTCAGATCTGGCATGCATAGCGGATACATCTGTAAATGTAACGCTCGAGAAATGGGAAAAAATTATAATCAGTTACGGAAATAATGGTCCTATATATCAGACTTACTACGGAACCGAGTCAGGTGAATGCAATGTAATTTCTTATTCCGCTGCTGATGGAAAAATAACTATTGAGATATCAGGATTAACCCTGCCGGAAGTTGCGGGCAAGCCGGAGCCGGAAAAATATATCGGAAAGGTTGTTGACAGCGGTTATACAGTTACGATTACGCAGGCATTGTCAGATTCCGTTATTGAACCGCTGACCGGTGAAAAACGCCTGTCAGACAATGGCACGTATGAGATAATAGCTGTTGGCAGCACAACAGTTGAGGGCAACCCGGCGAATCGGAGCGCCGGTGGAAATAACACATCGTACGAATGGACAGAAGTATCCGCCCCGGTCTATACAGTCAAACGCATTGATCCTGATACAGATAAAGAGATCCCGTGGTCGGGCTTTTGGGGGCAAAATGCGTGGTATGACGGTGTACCGGATGACGCCCTTACCGTGTCATATCAGGTGAACGCGGCCGAGGCGAAAGGGTACGCCGGGCCTTACCGCGCATGCCCGATTGGTGCAAGCGCCTCGGAGTATGAAGTTGATATCGATTTTCCGGCCGGGCTGGGGTATCTGAATGGAAGCGGCAAATATGATGAAAGAACCGTAACATTGTCAATAGAATGGCGCGAGGTAGGAACATCAGCCTGGACCGCGTATGAATACACAAAAACAGCGGGCACGGGCGATGAGCTTGCAGAAACAATCAGCTTTACTTTTCCGGCCGGGCAGTATGAATGCCGCATAAAAAACATGTCCGACAAGGTAGACGATGCGGCCCAGGTCGATACAGTCAAGTGGACCGGGCTAAAGTCCTGCATAGCACAGCCAACTTCATACGCGGGCATGACTACAATCTTGTGCCGTTTCCGCGGTTCCGAGACGCTTTCTGAGCTTTCCGAAAATCAGATTGCTACTTTCTGGACACGCAAACTCCCGGCGGTAAACGGCACGGGTTTAGTCATAACGGAAGATGTGGCGCCCGTGGTGCAGTACATACTTAACAACAGCAAATACGCGGGGATCATAGATTACAATTCCCTGGCGGCGCTTGATTCATACTGCAAGGCCAACGGATATAAACTCACCGGCACCATAGACGATGACAGCACGCTGCTGGATGAACTCAGGAACGCGCTGAAGGTGTGCATGTCCGAGCCTACAGTGTCAAATAATCTTGTATCTTTTGCCCGGATGACGAAAAAATCATCATCTGATGCATTTCAGCAGATTTTCACACCGCAGAATCTTACATCAGCGCCCGTGGTTAATCTGACTTTCGCGAAAGATGACGATGTTAAAGAAATCGAACTGTCATACCTTGATGGCATTTCGTACAAAACATCAACTTATTATTATCATCTTGATGATGCGGGCAATGTGGTAGAAACTACATATGCAACCACGAACAACGCGGAAAAACTGGACACGTGGGGCATAAAAGGCACTGACGACAATCACGCGCAGGCCCGCGCCCTGGCTGTAAGGCGTCTGAAATTTTTAACATATTGCAAGACTCAGTATGAGATACAGACGGAATTAGACGGCCTGAACTGCCAGTATCTCGATTATGTCGGTTTAGTGCTGCCTCAGGAACTGAGCAACGTAACCGGCCGTGTGGTAGCCCGCGACAATGCGACACGTGTTATAACCGTGGATCAGAGCATTCCGGCGAGCAGGGCGAGTGGTACTATATACATCAGAAAAAAAGACGGTTCATCAATAGCATACTCATATTCACGACAGACGGATTTCAAGCTTGTCTTGAGCGATGCGCTTTTCCCGTGGGATCCTGAATACGGCAAAACGCTTGAATATCCTTTTTTTGCCATTGGTGAAATAGTGCCCTGCTGGGTGCAGTCTGTGGAGCCTGGGGACAAATCCTGTACGTTGAAATTGGTGAACTATGATTCAAGAATCTTTGACTGATGATTTAACGGATACGGAACTGTTAAAGAAATGCATTATGTCGCTTTCCGACACGATTTTATATACGGATGCGTTAATTGACCGGCAATACAAGTTGGAAGTAAAACGTGATGAAATGCGCAGAATATGTTATGTCTATAAAAAGTTATGGAACACGCTGAACACAACAGGAACAAATCCGCAATAACGCCTTCTTGCGGTAATAAACTTAATCCGCCCTGAAAAATCGGGGCGGCATTTTTGTTTATTCGTCAGGAGGTTTTTTATGGCGGAGGGCACTATGATAGATATGGGCGATGGTTTCGGCGGCATGTCTCTTCTTTCCGGCGGCGCGGGGTTTGTCGGGGGACTTGTTCTCGGCTCCCTTTGGAACGGAAACGGCCCATGGGGCGGGAGAGGAAATGCGGCTGCCGGGTATGATACCGGGGTAATCACTGCCATTCAGGGACAGCTGAGCGCACTTCAGGGACAGGTTTCCAACGCAGACAGGGATCTGCTTCTTCAGACTTCCAACCAGAACCAGTTCACCGGGAATCTGATTAATTCTACCGGTGACGCTATTACCAACGCGGTTAATTCTGCCAACGTTTCCAACATCCAGGCACAGAACGCGGCGAATGTAAGCAACCTTCAGGCCAGGGCGGCGTCTGATATGGCTATGCAGCAGGGCTTCTGCGGTGTCACCAACGCGGTAAACACCAACGGCTCGGCAATCACTCAGAATATCATAGCGCAGAACTATGAAAACCGTTTACAGGCTCAGCAGCTTGCTGCACAGCAGCAGCAGTGCTGTTGTCAGGTATTACAGAAGGTTGAACAGGAAGGATGCGCTAACAGAGAGTTACAGAGACAGATTCAGACCGAGGCAATCCAGTCCGCACTTGCGGATACTAAAGCACAGAACGCGGCGCTTATGGCGCAGATCAATCTTCAGCAGCAACTTGCGGCAAGTCAGACTGCACAGACAGCGCAGATCCTCGCGGCCATGAATGCGCTCAACAACAAGAGCACCACTGCGGGCGCATAATCTGCCAAACTGGGAGCCATTACGGGCCGGGCTGAACGCCCGGCTTTTTTGTAGGTGAAACATGAAGATTTACATACCTGAACAGGGGCAGGAACCCTCCGGACCGAACGCTGTTTTTATGTCAGAGTGCGCAAAAGTGGATCATAATCCCCCGGAGACGTGGAGCAAGTACGACAGGAACACAGACGCGGGCGCATATAATATAATGATCATGGAAATAAACGAACTCAAAAAAGCGCACGATTCCGCGGATATGGCAGGCGTGAAGGAAAACGCCTGTCATGTAGCAACGGCGGCGTTAAATCTTTGGAGAATACATAAACATGCTGAATAATAATTATTTCATGCCCGGCCTGAATCAATATTCAGGCGGAATCCCGGCACCTGCACAAATAAAGAACATCACACCTCCTGCCAACGGATATCCGGCTCCGGCAATATCTTCTGTACCGGACGGGCTGGGCCTCTGCCAGGTTAACGGTTTCCACATGGTACAGCAGTTCAGAGACGCTGCCGGTACCGAATGGGTCCTCAGAAAAGCCGCCGAAGATTCTTCTGTCGATATCCCGGATCCCGCTTATGTACAGGTTACAGACTTCTGGAACCACGCTGTACCGGGCACTGGCGATAAGGTATTTATTTACGTAGTCGAGGGGATAAAGCGCCCTCGGACTACTAACGAGCACCCTGTAAAAATCTTATATCAGTGGTTCTCGGAATATAACAACCCGACTTTTACTCCTCAGATGATTACACCCGCGGAATGGTCAGCAGCTAATGTATTCACTTCTGCAATCGGTGACGCCAGGGTATCGAAATTAAAAGCGCTCTGCGGGTTGAAAGATGAACCCGTTAAGCAGGATACTCAGCAAAAAAAGGTAAAAAACATCGATATGGATAAATTCAAAGGGATAAATAATGGCAACACAACTTCAGGAAAGTAAACTTGACGAAATACTGAATAGCATCAGGAAAAACGCGCTTGAACTTGCTGATTCAAGATATACAGATATACAAATGATAAAAACCGCCGTAAACCGTGGGACAAAACTTCTAAATGGAAAAATTACGGAACAGGATGTTGTCGATATTGGTGCGATTGGCCTGGCTTTGATTTTGAGAAGAATCTAATAAAAAAAGCACTGGACTAAGGATGGCCAGTGCTCTCGCGTTTTGGGAGAACGCATGTCGATGGGAGTACAATCACCGACATATTCAGTATACCGCAATGAAATCATATCGTCAATAAATTTTAATATTTTTACAAGGAAATATTGTCATCAAAAGATAAAAAAGACAATCTACGGAGGCCCCCAAGTTTGCTTACGATTGCTCATAGAGGCCTGGGGGAGTAGTTGGGGTACAAAGAACTCTATGACTAAAGCACCTAACGATTAGACACCGTACATGGAACTCTTTGTGGGTGAAGTACTTATGAACTAAAGCGAGTATTAGATACTCACCGATTCAAGTAGCACTCCTTAACCGTTGAGTAAATCCTATAACGTTTCTCTACTATTGTAAAGCTATTTTTACCACATTTCGATTCCCTTCTGTTTCTCGGCTCGTGCTGTACATAACCAAAAGGCCTCGTCTTCTATTTCCTCCCAGTCTATTTCCTCCCAGGAAATATACAAGGCTCTTTCACGATATTCCGCTATACAGTCATAAGCATCAGCTGAATCTGTCCAGCCTGGGCTGCAAAGTTTCTCGGATTTATCTCTGTAACGCTGAATTGTTTTTTTAACAAGGTTCATTAACTGCCCCTGGCTGAACTGTTTCCCCAATGGAAATAGTTCGAAATTATTCCATATATTTATCAGGATCATACTGGATCTGAATTTCCGAATCTTCTCTTGCGGCTTTTAATTCACGCTTCAGGAAATTAACAAGATCTAACATCCATTTAGCAATCTGTCTTTCGTAAGTCATATCGAATCCCGCGCACTCCTTGATGAAGATCTGCATATTGAGATCCTTCAGCGTCTTTTTGATTTTTTGAATCTCGTTTTTAATCCTCTTCGCCCTGGATTGTACCATGCGGCCTCCCGTAAATTTGCTTGAATAAATCCTCAAAAGCAACTATTACAACTAAATTTAACACGCATCCCTGCTTTGGAAAAAATTTCCAGTAAGGCGACAAAGTCCTGTTCTGTTATCTCACATGATGAATCATCGAGTTTTCCGTTTGGTAAAACATTAATCCAGTGATATACACCACCGCGGTCAAGTTTCGCGAATGTCTTGTACCCGCATTTGCTGGTTACAGTAACCGTGGAGAATTCCCTGACATATTTTTTTATATTGCTTATCATTTGCACACCTCGACTAATGCTTTATATCTGATTTTTCGCGCGCCGCATTATCAGCACGCCATCTCGCGGCGTCAAGAGCCGCCTGCGCCTTACGCCTGAATTTCAGCTCCCGGAGCCATCCCGCCAGCTGATAATGCTCCTGAGCGCACTCCGTACAGCCTAATTCCTGCCCTTTCTTTTCCGCGTGGATTATGGCTTCGTCAATCGTCATCATGGTTATAAATCCCCTGGTATGATTTTAACAGCGCATTATATTTTATGGCTAATTCGTCGCATTCTGCGGCAATATCCAGACTTTCTTTAATCTTTCTCTGAATATCGGCCGGGGTGTAACAGATAGCACCGGGCTTATCTGCGGTATTTCGGGGCACTGCCTGACAGGGACGGGTGTCTGACAGCCTGTTAAGACTGATATCATTATCAGCATAGGCACTGATAGTTTTCTTGTATTCCTCAATCTCATGCAAATAATTCTCCGTTATGCCGTTTAGCTTTTTTTGCATGTCCTTTTCAGTTTTCCGGGCGTCTTCTGCCTGGGCCGCGGCCTGAATAGCTATATCCCGCTTTATCTTTTCGGCGCCTTGATGATAACCGAAGACAAACGCGAAAAGGATACACGCGCCCGCAGCCGCGATTAAATATCTAACTGGCATCGCGGCCTCCATAAAAGTTCGTATGGGAGTCTGTAGGTCATTTGGCGCTCCAGAATATATTCGTTTTTCCGTCTTTGCGCTCTATCGTCAGGTAGTAGCCGCAGGCCTCCATTGCCGGCTCAAGATCATACACACTGATATACTCATGCGGCGCTAAAAAGCCGCGCGCCTGCAAGACGTCAGTAAGCATATAAGCGATATCAAAGATATCAATCGTGATTTTTCTGTCAGGCGCCCGGGATTCCCCAGGGGATGTTACAAACTCTTCATGTGTCATAGACATCAAGCCAGGCATAGAAGTATGAATGCAATAATGGTGCAAACACAAAGCGTTATGGCGGTCATAGCTGTAACTATATAACCGCCCTGAAGAAACATTTTCTGCTCAGCAGCGCGGCGGTTTGCAAGCCCCTGAATAAACTTATGCTCTGAATACACCCACATGCCAAAGGCGTGAGCGGCGGCCATCTTGTCACCCTGCTTGATCTTGCGCCTTACAGTGCTGTCGAGATAGGCCTGAGAGCCGATGTTAAAGACTAATGAGCATAAAGCGTCATACTCATTCTGTGTTACAAGCGGCTTATCACGGCCTGCAACCAAATCCGCGTTTAGTGTGCGCTCAACCCATGCGAAGTCATCGCGGATAAACTGCTCGGCCTGCTCGCGTGTAATCACGTCTCCGGGACGCACATTCTTTGTATGCCCCCAGCCGATAGTCCACACGCCCTTGCTGTCCTGGTAGGCCTTGAGGCGCAAAGCCTCATGAGACTTGATAAAATCGATACCCTTCTGCGAAATCTTCATAAAATACTCCTACTTAAACAGGGCGCAACCATCATCGCGGAATTCGTCGATTTTATGCTGCATGACTGATTCTGTTGTGCCAAAAAATTCAGCGAGACAATGCAGACACATAAACTGGCGAGTGTTCCGGCCTATCAGTCTCTTGTTAAGCCCTATCACATTATAATCTACAACGGATCCGCATTTGCAGCAGGCAGCGTCTTTTACTTTTGCTTTTACTATGCTTTTGTAGTGCAGGCAGCCATCATCAGCTTTATGACATTCAGCGCAGTGCCGGCAGTTGTCACTGATTTTAACGTGCCCGTTATGCATTGATATGCAGCCCTGATGACAATCAGCCTCGCATTCATGGCAGCCGATGCAGCAGGCCGCGCGCCTGAATACGTGCTTCAGATATTTCAGAAAAACCCGATTAGTTTCCGCTGATGTAACTTTATACCCCTGTTTTGTCTCTTCAATCTCAAACGTGAAGACTTTTCCGCGGAACAGAATTTTATAGGGTGATACATCATTCTGCAAAATCCCTATTGTTTTAATCCATTCTGCCCAGGATGTTTTCGGGCCGCTCACAATGATGTGCTGTATTCCGTCCTTCTTGTATTCGGCATAGCCAGGCTCGAGCGGTAAGTCGCGGCCGTCTCTTCTGTATTTCCATCCGGCAGTAATATAATGATCTAATTCAGTGCCTGCGTAATGCTGAGAGTACATATCAGCTATAACAGCGCGGAAAGGCTTGACTGCGGCGGGGTAGTCTGTATCTGTGATCCAGTCGAGTGATCCCCCAGCCATGGGGCAGACAAGACAGCCCGCGCGCCTTTGGGCTTTTTTATACGCGTCATTCATTGGCAGCCCGAACGTATATATATACAGGTAAACCTCGGCCGATGACCAGTCAATGATCGGATACGCGGCAATCTGTCCTTTGTGTTTTGCGGAAGGCGTTACAGGCTTGTATGTGCTCCTTCTTGCGCTTTCCGCGTGCCTTACTCCGCACAGCGCGACGCCTGTAAAATCAGTCTTTCCGGTTATCTGCCTGAGCGTTAAAATCTGCGGCGTTGTCTTATGCACTGAGCAGCACCAGCGGCGGACCTCCGCGGGCGGACCGAATACGCGCCAGGTATCAGCCGGGGCTTGTTCCGATTTTGCGCGGATAAAGTCAATCCCGGCCGCGCGGCATGAAGCCTCGACAGTATCAACAAGTTTGTACGTGTCAGGAAATTCCATTTGGGTATCACCGAACACGACTTTGAACGCGTCATGCGGCAACGCCCGCTGGACTACATCGAGGGTTGCTATACTGTCCTTCCCGCCCGAAAAAGCCACATAAAAAACATCCGCCCGGTCTTTATAATCGCTGTACACTTTCTGAGTAAATTCGATAGACTGCGCCTGCAGACGGTCTAGCAGCTCCCGGTTCTTGTCACACATCAGCGGGATATTGCAGGGCATGAGCGGGCGCCCGTCAGTCTCAGGCTCCTCAAGAATTGTAACGACCGGTGCGGAATGACACGATCCGCCCTGGGTTTTCATGACTTTCCGGCCTTTGTAAAAATAAAAATTGTTGATTGCCCACATGAGCGGCGCGGAATCGTCTAAAGAATAGCGCCAGCGGTCCTTCAGTCCTAACATATCCAACTCGTGACAGTAAACCGGGCGGATCTCACGGCGCAAAGGCTTTTCAGATTCTTGCAGAAGAATTCCATTGGTTTCAGGATCAAAAATATAATTATGCATCTAAAAATTTCCCAGATGAATCAATTAATAATTTTGCTTTTTTTACAGATAATCCCATTGAATCTGCAAAAAATGAGATACTCCTGTATCGTACACCATCAAACTCAACAGGCCTGGCCCGTCTTGACCAGGATTTTTTACGCTTGCTCAGGGGAAGTGTTAGATCACGTTCCCCATATAATCTCCCGAAAAGCGTACCAACGGGGATATCCAGCGCTTTTGCGCACGCAGTCACTGTCGGATATTTAATCCCGTTAACCTCAATTGGGATCCCTCGCCTGCGACTGAATACATCTGCATCAAGCGGTATATCTTTCTCCAAACGATGCCTTGCTGTATCTTTTGAGATGCGGTAAGCAGCCGCAAGATCTTTCAGGCATGGATACCACTTCCCGTGATATTTAATCGGCCTTGCTCTCTTCAATTCCGTACTCCTTGTCGTGGAATTTTTCCGGAAAACACATCACAAATTCCTGACGCACATACGCCGGAAGTTTGCTTTTGCTCCAGACGTAAACCGCGGTATACGTAACCTCAAAATGCTCCGCACACCATTTTCTTAATTCTTTCTCTGAATCAAGACTGAATGGAGGCTCGGAATCGGTTCCGAGCGCATCCACAAGATCTTTCCACTTAATCATCTGCCAACTCCGGGAACAGCTTTTTTAATTCCGCCGCACGCTTTTCGGGGATATACCCGTTATGTCTCCAATGCGATACAGTAGATTCGTTAACGCCAAAAAGTTTCATAAGGAAATATGAAACCTGCCTCCTGGTTACCGCCGCATATCCGGCAGGGGTATATCCTGCCAGCATTTTGGCTTCAATATCTTTTACTGTCATTATTCCACCCACACCAGTTCGTATTCTTCAGGGATAACACATGCCTGCCTGCTGCAATCGTGATACCCGTTTTTGTCTTCCCATCCGGTGACCTCTCTGGTCGAGTAAGACATATAAACAACAGGCGTGTCAAAACTTTTAGCTGTGATCCAGCTGAGAAGTGCCGCAATCAGCACGCTGATAATAAATTTCATTTTGTACTCCTATAAAGCCCGGATAATCCGGGCCTGCTTAACTTCCTGATTTATTCCTTAATCAAGATCCGCATAAATCTCAATGGTAGGAGATACCTGCCTGATGCACATCCGAGCCGGGAGATATTCCTGAAGTTTCTCAATTTCTCCCAAACTCCACAGATAATATCCTCCCAGCCTGGTAATCAGCTTGAATACTGCCGCACCATCCCAACTCTGAACCCTTCTGGTGTCTAAATAATATCCGCCGTCAAGAGCCTTCTGAGCAGCAGCCCTGATTGTTTTGGCTGCCTCCTGTTCTTTCTTTGTTATCCTTTTCATTTTGTACTCCTGAATAGGCGGGGCCCATCTTCCCGCCTTTCTGTAATTCATTCTACTCTCTTTTGAAAGAAAGGTAAAGTGTTTTTATACTTCCTCTGATTCTTTTGCCAGTTCTTCTCTGATCTCCTCGGCGTTCTGCTTGTACCATCTTGCACCAGCCTTGCACCATGACTCGCCAGCCTGAGGCTGCCAGTCCTTGCTGAACCACAGCCACGGAGCACCCCAGGGTAACGGAGATTCTTCGATATCCTTAATCATCTCGTCCCCCGTACCATCGGTGTCTGCTGCTATGAGGAACCCTTCAACAAATTCTGCATGCTCATCTTTGGTATTCATTTTTGTACTCCTATATAGGCGGGCTAACACCCGCCTGAATTGAAAGGCAGGCCGTAGCCTGCCTGAACGGTTGGATTAGGCGGCGAACTGCATGATTACCGCCCTTACGTAGTCAGTTGCCTGGAGCCTGACGCTCCTGTCGGTACGGTTCCACTCGGCGGTCTCCTGAATAAGGTGGTCGGCGAATTCCTGAAGGTAGCCGAAGCGCTTGTCGTCTGACCAGACTTCCTTCTCGTTGACTCCGTACTCGGCGCAAGCCTGCTCGCTTGCGTCCTCGATGAAGTTCCAAACCTTGCGGTCGATGATTGCGATTTTATTATCCATTTTGTACTCCTTTCTATCCCGGTAAATTTCTGTTTACCTACACCTGCTATTCTACTCCTGATTTTGATAAAGTAAAGTGTTTTTATAGATTATTTTGAGATCTTTGTTACAAATTTAACAGGTATCTCGCTTTGGCTTTGGATATGCCCATCGCCCTGGCAAGCGCATTAATGCTTTCGTACTTAATTCCCTGATATACACAAGGCCTGCGATAACGCCTGACAATAAAACGCTTCTTTCTGCGATATCTCCATCCGGAGCGGGTTATGCCTTCAGCCTGGCAATAATCCCCAACCGATTTATAGCATTTGCCTGTTACAGGATCTTTCACCGCTTTACGTTTATGCAGACTGCATGTGCTTAACAGCTTATCAGTCGGAAGTCCTTTTTGCTTGCGTGAGTCGTAGGTGCATTTAGGGATCTTCAGGAATCTTAACAATTCCGCAATCGACCGGAATTCACGCCCTTGATAGATAGTTTTTTTCATATCGATTCCTCCCTCAGGAAATCGAGCAGTGATTCCTGTACTTTTCTCTTCGTTTGCAGCCGGTTCATAACCGCCGTGTCAAGCGTTCCTCGTGCGATGATATGGTAGATATATACCGACCTGGGATGACCTGCCTGCATCTGTCTTGTAGGCCCGATACGTTCAATCACCTGAAGATACTGCTCAAGATCCCACCACTCGTCGAATATAACCAGGATCCTGCCTCCATCCTGGAGATTCAGGCCATGCCCGGCAGACGCTGGATTAGTTACCAGTATCGGAATCTCACCCCGATTCCATGCAGCAATGGCTTCCGGATCCTTATCGAGGAGCCTTGCGGTTTTGAAGCGGGCTAAAATCTTCTCCGCACTGAATTTCCAGTGGTACGCAACAATAACAGGCTCGCCCGCCGCTTCCTCGATAATCGATTCCAACGCCTGAAGTTTTTCAGTATGCAAATCCTTTTTCTGCCCAAAATCAAGATAAATGGAACCACTTGCACACTGTAGACATTTTGACGACAGAGCGGCGGCATTCACCGCTGTAATCTCTGTCTCATCGGATAATTTGGCCATCAAGTCACGTTTTAATTCATTGTACATGGTCATGACCGTATCAGGCAGGCATACCTGAACCTGTGTGACAATCGGCTGCTGAATATCGAAATAATCCTCGGACTTCAGCGACAGTGTTACAGGCTTGATCCTTTCCTGAATTTGCTTCTCGGCCGTTATGCGCGGCTCGTAACGTATTGCGTAAGATGATGCCCCAACCTGGTACGCATCAAAAAATGCTCCAGCAAATGCCGAAAAACTTTTGCCGAGGGATTTTCCCCGGTCGATAAACCACATCTGGCCCCATAGATCGATCAAGCCGTTCGAAGCCGGCGTGCCGGTTAATTCAATAAACCTCTGCACCCTTGTCCATGCAACGGTGCTCAAAGCCCGTGCCCTGGAAGATTTGGAGCCGCCCAGCCGGAAAGATTTCAGCCGAGTGGATTCATCACACACCACTGTGCGGAACGGCCAGCTGTCTTCAAGAGATTCTACCAGCCACGGCAGCTGCTCGTAGTTGGCTGTATATATATCACAGGTGCATGCAAGCGCTTTTGACCTCTGCTTTTGCGAACCGGTGACAACCGAGCAGGATAGACGAAAATCCCATTTTTTAATCTCCTGAGGCCACGTGCCAACGGCGACTCTGAGAGGTGCCAGGATAAGCACCGGGAATGCCGATGATTCGAGTGTTTTCAGTTTTTGCAATGCGGCTAATGTGCTGGAAGTTTTCCCCATTCCCATCCCAGCATACACTGCGCACCTGGGATGAGAAAGAATAAAATCGATAATTTTCTGCTGGTATGGCCTGGGGGTAAATTCTTTCATGCGATACTCCTGAAACATAAAAAAGCATCCGCAACTGCGGATGCCTGAAAATCAATATATGCCTTCATTCTGTTTTCCCCTGTGGTTTGCACAAATAAAAAGGGCGGCAGCGCCGCCCCCGGGTTAATCATCTAAATAATCCCTGACAATAGACGCTGATACATCCTCCAGGGCCTTGAACCGGAATGCGTCTATAACAGTGTCATACGACAAACTTTTATCACTCAAAATCATATCGGCAGCGGTACTGCATTCATCCTCAAGAATCCAGGCGGTGTAAAAACGCCTAGCAGAACCCCGCGGCCGCCCGTGTTTTATGAACACCTTTTCAGCGGCGTTTAATGCCGCCTCCTCAAGAATCAGAACCAGGGCGGCGTATTCATCACCGCACGGGGAAATTAAGCCCGTAAAGCGTTTATAAACCTTACCGGGCAGAAACTTCTTCATTCTGTCTTTTATGCTGATACTGCTGTTCAAAGGCGCTCCACATCTGAAAAATAAACAGCTAACTGAAACCGCCCGTTTGGGAGACGCTTAATGCCAAAATTATGATCCCTGATTCTGCCGAAAATATCCCTGCACACTGCCCGCGCAATAGCCGCAGACTCAAAAACAGCAGTAAGGGATACGCCCCCGGGCGGGCTGTACATTTCCACGCTTTCACAGCGGGAATGCAAAATCAGGCAAAAAAGGCTGAAACAATCGCGCTGGGCGCGCGTTGGTTTGTCGTTCATACGTTATCTCCTCCTCCAAAAATGCCGCCCTGCTGGGCGGCCCTGTTAGTAATCAGGATCTGTAAGTTAAAACATCGAACCTGTAATATTTGACCTCGATATAAATATCGTTAACATCAAGCCTGTAACCCTCCTCGATATAAATATCGTTAACATAAAGCCTGTCACCCTTCGAGAACCCGCTGGAAAACTGAACTGTATTTGCGTAGTTAGCTACCTGGTCATGAATGAACTTGACTTTGTCTTTGTTATTCAGCGTGCTGCAAGGGATCTTAAAACTAAAACCAGCACGATCCAAATGTTCAACCTCTACACCCCAGAGATGAATCTTGACCATTGTCAAGATCATTGCCTTAACTAATTCAAACTCGTCCATTTTGTACTCCTTTCACAGTGCTTTATAGGCCGCCTTATTAGGCGGCTGCCGTAATACTCAGGCCATGACCTTCTTAACAAATTCATCGAAGGCCGGCTGGGAAAGGTTTTCAAGAGCCTTTTCGAAGAAATCCCTGATTACGTAAGCATCTTCGTTAAAACTGTAAAGATTGATATCAAGATCACAGGTCAGGGATGCGAGACGGCGCCATACCTTGTCGTTAGCATACCCGTCAGGGATTAAAATCATCTCATCATCACCACCTGCAAGATGCGCGCCCTTAAAAGCCTTCTTCGCCCCCTCGGTGAGATGCCCTGCCTTGTTAACCATCTTAATCTTTGCCATTTTTGTACTCCTTTCTAAACTGGTTAAATCCTGGTAAATTTTTGTTTACCTACACCTGCTATTCTACTCCTGATTTTGATAAAGTAAAGCGTTTTTATAGATTATTTTTATAACAGGCGCAAAATATCGTCAAGCGCCCGATCCATCTCTGACAGGTGCAAAATATCGTCAAGCGCCTGATCTATCTCTGCCGGGCTGTCACACTGAAAGACTATACAGCCCGCCTGTCTCATAATCTGCTGTTCATGCAGCTGAATAGGCCTGGAGGATTTTCCGGGGGCCTTCAACTCAATCCAGGCGTGCCGGCTCGGATAAGGGAAAAGAATCAGCCAGTCGGGCGCACCGGCAATCCCCGCCCATACGCATTTCCTGCATGTTCCCCCCAAATCCTTTACGCGCCTTTTCAGATAGGCGGTGTTTCTTCCTTCTGGCGTCATCTTAAATTCCTCAAAAAAGCCCGGAACAAGTCCGGGCCATAAGAACAATAAAACTAATTACTTAAAACGGTACATCTGAGTTATCGAGATTATCAGACGCCTGCCCGCCGTAATATCCCGCAGAACCCTGATTAACCGGCTGAGCCGCTCCGTAATATCCCGCAGAACCCTGATTAACCGGCTGAGCCGCTCCGTAATATCCTCCCGCATTGCCGGAAGCCGCCTGCGGAGCGCCCTGTGGCTGCTGTGCTGGAGCGCCCTGTGGCTGCTGTGCTGGAGCGCCCTGTGGCTGCTGTGCTGGAGCGGCTGGAGCCGGAGCCTGGCTGGAAGTATCAGCCGGCTTAAACATTGAGGATGCCTGCGCCTGAGCGGTAACATCCGGATAATCCGTAGCGGTAAGATGCACACCGCCAAATGGATGATCATACGCCGCAAACTGCACACCCAGGAGCATCGTTGCGATTCCGCTCTTGATAATTGCCCCGTTAGGCGCTTTGGCCTGATAGCTGTAAACCTCCACGTAGATGTTGCAATGATATCCGCCAACGAACTTCTCTTTAATCTCGCGGGGGTCGGTAATCATAATCTTCGGATTGCTGTCTCTGAGATCCGGGCGCTGCTTCGACTTGGCGGTAACGTAAACCATCCCGGCATAACCTGCGGGGATCTTCTCCCGCTCATCACCACTGCGTACCGGTGAGAATCCGGGAGCCGCAAGCAGGCGATCTGCCTGCTGCCCAAAACCCTCGCGTGCTACCTGGATAACAGCAGCGTTGAGCTGCTTGCAGGCTTCGCTGTCAGGGGCCATGAGCGCCGTTACCTCGTACTTCGGATCACCGCCCATCATCTGCGCCTTCGGCTCGTCAAGCGCCGGGAAAGCGATCCTGCAATCTCTCAGAAATACTGTTGTTTTTGCCATAAATACCTCAATAACCTAGTTAAACGAATAAACTCAATAAACGGATTAATCTAATAAATTACTTCCCTGATACCTCGCGCTTGCTTTCATCCGGATAATCTGCCGCAGTAAGTCCTGAAGGGCTTACTGCATCCCTTTCATCATCCTCCGCGGCTACATTAAGAGCACCCTCGGAGCGTGTTATTGTCGCCTGAAGTTTTTTCCAGACTTCCAAATCGATCTTCTTGCCTTTTACCAGCTTTTCGGCGGCTGTGGGCGTGATAAGTTCTGACGTGTGGTACAAATCCGGGCTGACTCCGGCTGCTTTCAGAATCTCTTCAGCTGATTTACTGTCAGACCATTTCCGCGGGCCCGCCTTGCCCCTTACAAGTTTCCACCCGGGGATGTGTTTGCCAGCCTGAAGTTCATCCCTCGCCCTTTCCTCAATAGCCTTAATCCAGATTTTCATTGCCGGGATGTGGCTGAGACATCCGGAAAGGTCGAATAAGTCTACCGCGGATTTGCCGCAGAGTTCCTTCATCTCAATCCCCGCCGCTGTAAGAGAATACCTTGCCAATGCTGAGCACTTGCTGCGGTATTTGCACCATCTGCACTGCTCCTCCCCCGGATTAAATTTCAGCTTGTCAAGCCTGGCCTCAGACGATTGCATCTCCCGATATTCCTCAAGAGCCTCTTGCGCTGCCGGCTTTAACTCGTCTGTTATCCTGATGAGTTCTTTCAGATCTATCTTCCAGGTGTCCTCGTGGTTAAGACGGGGCTGTACAATGGTCATGATAATTTCAGGGTTATCCACCTCGAAAATCGCGCTGTACATTTCCCAGGCTGAGCGGGCGTAAATCGCAAGCTGCAAATTGTTCTGTGCTGAAACCTTAACACCCTTTCCGTACTTCAGATCCACAACCCACAGCTTGTTCGCGGAAATAATCACACAGTCTGATGTGCCATGTGCTTTCTCTTCTCCCAGCCAGGAAAGATCCACCTCGGTTTCGATAAGGCATACTGTTCCGCCTGTCCTGAGATTCACGTAATTTACATACGGCTGTACATCCCTGGCAAACGGTTCGATGTCAATGTTCTCAGGAGCGCCTTCCGGAGCCTTGAAAATCTTGCACGTTAAGATTGATTCAGCTACGGCATGTGCGATACTCCCCTCGAGAGCTGCCGGACTTTTCTCGTCCGGAAGGTCGTATGTCATAACAACCGATGCCGGGCATCTGCTCCAGCGGGTAACCGCCGAAGGGGAAAGAAGAGCATGAGATCTTGGAGCCATAATCATTCCTCCCCGCAAATCTTCAGCAGGCCATCGTAGAAGTCTGGTGAGAGCTGCCAGATGTTCCTGGCACCATGATCCTGTAAATACATCAGGATCTCCTTCTGGCCTCCTTCCGAGGACTTGCGAACACACGCCTTGCGGAGTTCCCTGAGCGCATTGCGCTCATCGTCTGTCATCACACTGGGATTGGGTGCGGGGCGGGGGGAATGCTCAGGCTTGGCCTGAACTGAACTGACTTCAGAGGGTGATTCCGGAAGAGACCTGATAATCATCCCAATTTCCTGATCTACATAAGCTGCTAACGACTGTACGGCCTTAGCAGATGTCTGAATGCTTGTATTCAAATCCCGAAGGTGCTGAATACAGAAATTTATATTTTCATCCATTTCTTTGTACTCCTGAAAGCCCCGGAGAGTCCGGGGCGCCTGATTAACTAGCCACGAACCTCGAACACCATGCTCTCATCTTCTCCGACACAAGCCAGGCAAACCATGTGGTAATGACCTTCTGAATCAGTTGCGATGAGTCCGGGGTTCCCTTCTACGAACTGCATAAATTCATCCCTGACATCTTCCGGTGTGGTATCAGTATCCACATCTTCAACCCAGTCGATAATCTCAGGTACGAACTTACGCTGTCCGTTCAGTTCGATTAATTTAATATAAGAATTCATTTCTTTGTACTCCTGATGTCCGGGTTATTAACCCTCATGGGCTATTCTACTACTGTCACCATGAATGTAAAGTGTTTTTTTACAAATTATTTCAGTTTAACAATCTCGAACCAAAAACGGTAACAACAGCATCTCAACATATATATATTTATCCCTATTCCTACTTTTCTGCAATATTTCCCTATTTTCTGCATATTCTCTCTTCTCTCTATATATTTATTCTCTTCTTATTTTATAGTTGTATAGATTGTTAAGAATGTTAAGAAGGTAAAATTAACCCCCAATATCAAGCCGGTATGAAATAATTCTGATTAACATTCTCGAAAACAACAAATACAAACAGGCAATTTTGCACACTTTGGAGAAAAATAAAGAATTTTTGAAATCTTCAGAAAAATCGCAAAAAATGCAGATTTTCATTTTTCATCTGCATTTTTCGGGCAGATTTTGCAGATTTTTCAGACAAAAAGGGTTTTTGTAGCAATAATCTGCAACATGGATTAAGATCTGAGTGAGTACAAAACGTACTGAAGGAGTACAGATGAATAATTTTGGTGCATCTATCCAGGAATGGGAATATCTAACCCCGCTTGGCAGTGATTGCCGGTATATCGTTCCGATTGTAAGCAATCCAATGATTAAGGGTGTAGGCCAGCTGCTCAGAATTCAGAAAACCCGCGGGAAAATCCCCAGTGTTAAGAATGCGTTCGGGCAAGTTACCTGCCTGGCAAAATGGCAGATTCACGAGACTACCGGGGCTGAATTAAAATACTGGCAGGCAGATCCTGATTACGGCTACGGATTCAGGACTGGACATGATGGATATATCGCAGTGGATTGTGATATAGATGACTGGGATATATGCACAGCAGTGCACCAGCTGCTTGCAAACGCCCTGGATATTAACTGGCGGGAACTCCCAATCCGCACGCACGGGCAGGACGCAAGATGGGCAACGATTATCAGGATTGAGGGGATTGATACACTTCCGAAACATGTGCTCAGATGGACAGACGACAGCGGGAATAAAATTGAGTTCCTCGGAACCGGGCAGCAGCTTGCCTGCTGTGGCTGTCATCCTTCCGGAAATCACTACACATGGTCGTGCGCCCCGTTTCCCGCAAAGGTTATATCGCAGGATGCGTTTCGGAAATTTATACAAACGTTAAGAGATGAATTTCCAATCGAGGTTGAAAAGGATTCCGCACAGCCAGTACGGATAAAAGGCAAAACCGTGATAGAAATCGATCGTATGGCAGACTGGCTCCGAGAGACAGGGCGGGTCCTGGATACAGGCCCTGAAGGACAGTTATATATCAAATGCCCGTGGTGTGATGCTCACACTATGGATGGCGGAGCGGGTGAAACGGCATATTTTCCTGTTGGCTCAAATGGATATTTGGGCGGGGGATTCAAATGCCTTCACGCTCACTGCCAGGATAAAACCACATCTGATTTTTTCGAATGGGCCCGCGGGCAGGGATTCACTCAGACCAGGCCGGAAGATTATCCTGATGAAACAGCAAACGCTGCCGCATCTGAATCAAAAAAGCAGGAAAAGCCTAAAAAACTATCCGGATTGCCCGAATTGATGGAGATTGTGAGAGCAGATGAGCAGCTTTCCGGAATCCAGTTCAACGACTTCTGCAATATGATTGAGTTCACAAAACCCACTCCGTGGAACGCACTTAATCCGGAAGATCTGCCCGCAGATGGAAGATATTTTATAAACGATACCGATTACACCCTGTTCAGGCTGTATATCGAGGAAACTTACGAGATGCATTTCCGCATCGGCGATTACACTGAAGCGATGAACGCCCTGGCAAAAGAGCAGCATTATCACCCCATAAAAAAGTTCCTCGCAGAGCTGCCTGAATGGGATAAGGTTCCGAGGGTCGATACACTTCTTCATGATTATCTGGGTGCAGAGGATTCAGCATATACGCATGAAGTCATGCGAAAAACACTCTGTGCGGCTGTAATCCGGATTTATCGCCCGGGAACCAAATACGATACCATGCCTGTTCTGAATGGCCCTCAGGGAATCGGCAAGAGCACACTGCTTGCCAAAATCGGCGGAGAGTGGTTTAACGACAACATCTCACTTCTCGGAACGAGGGATAAATCCGCGGCCGAGGGGCTCCAAATGGCGTGGATTGTGGAACTATCAGAAGTCGACGGAGGGTTAAGGCGTTCAGACCTGGAATCCGTAAAAGCCTTTTTGTCGAGATGTATCGACACATACCGCCCGGCTTACGGAAGAACTGTTGAAAAACATCCCCGGCAGTGCATTTTCTTCGGTACGGCAAACTCAGAAAACGGATATCTGAGTGATATGACGGGAAACAGGCGTTTCCTGAATATCCTCTGTCCTGGGGGCGCAAAGAAGCACCCATGGAATATCACCCGGTCGGAAATTCAGCAGATTTGGGCCGAGGTAAAGTTTTATGTTGCTCAGCATGAATCCCTGATCCTTTCGGCAGAAGCCCAAAAAACAGCAGAGAAAGAGCAGAATGCGGCACTTGAAACAGACGAGCGCGAGGGTATCATCATGCAATTTCTGGATATGCTGCTGCCGGGCGGATGGGATAAATTCGATCTTAACAGGCGTACTGCCTGGCAGAATAATCCTAATGCGGTAGGAATTGAAAAAAGGCGTTTTGTGTCAGTCCTGGAGATTTGGTGCGAAGCACTGGGGCAATCCCGTGTATCTCTAAAAAAGAGCGACTCGATAAAAATTGGTGCAACACTGCTGAAACACGGATGGAAAAAGGCCGGATTGAAAAAAACCGTGCCATACGGAGTTCAGCGCGTGTATGAAAATCCCGCTTATGCTAAAATCTGACTGTATCCGCAGAAGCTGTACAGAGGCATGATATGCACCACATCGAGATATTTCTTCAGGAACACCCTGTAATTGCTGGTACAATCCTCGCATTTATCACTTCGCTTCTGCGGCTGTGGAACAAATCCCAGTCATGGTGCAATAAAATCATCGATTCCATGCTGTGCATGAGCCTGACCGTTGGAATTTTTTACGGGCTGAATTATATTACACCGCTTGATCCCAACGTAGCATTATGCATTGGAAGCTTTGTTGGGTATCTCGGAACAGAGCAGATTAAAACTATTATTTTACGAACAGTCGAATTAAAAACCAATGGAGGCATCCAGGATCATGCCAACGACAAATAAACTTCAGGTCGTTTATAAGGATACTGATGAGTTAATCCCATATGCCAGGAATCCTAAAAAGCACTCTGCCGAGAACATCAGTCAGATTGCTGGATCTATCAAGTCATTCGGATTCAACGCTCCTGTCTTAATCGATTCTGCTAACGGGATCATTGCCGGGCATGGGCGCGTACTGGCAGCCAAAAAGCTGGGAATAAAACAGGTTCCATGCGTTGAACTTGACGGGATGACAGAGCCTGAGAAACGCGCGTATATCCTGGCAGACAACAAGCTTGCCGAATTATCGGGCTGGGATACCGAAGCGTTAAATCTTGAACTGGAAGATTTGAAAGGCCTGAATATGGATCTTTCTCTTTCGGGATTCAGCCCTGACGAGTTAAATATCCCGCTTGACAATGAGCCAAAGGTCAATCCGTATTCAACCGATACCAAAATCCCTCATTTCGAGCCTGGAGACGAAAGGCCTGCACTGTCTGAGTGCGTAAACACTTCCCGGGCTGATTCACTTTTAGCCGAGATTAAAAATTCGGGAATTTCTCAGGATGAGAAAGACTTCCTGATTAAGGCTGCCAGCAGGCTGTATGAATTCAGCTATAAGAGAATAGCACAGTATTACACAAACGTTGCATCGCCTGAGACGCAGAAGCTATTTGAAAAACTCGCGCTTGTCATTATCGATTTTAATGACGCTATCGCTAATGGGTTTTCAAAACTGAAACAGGATTTAGCCGCCGATGGATACGAAGAGGACAGTTGAACGCAACTCTGCTGTGATTATTCTTTCTCATGGCAGGGCTGATAATATGATCACCATAAAAACCCTGAGCAAGGTGCATTACACGGGGAAGTTATACATCCTGATAGATGACCAGGATCCTCAGGGTGATGAGTATAAAAAACGTTACGGGGAAAAAGTTATTGTTTTCTGCAAAAACGATTATTTCGAGAAGAGCGACACCGGTGATTACGGAGGGAATCCCAATGTCGTACTTCCAGCCCGGAATGCAGTGTGGGATATTGCCAAAAATCTCGGATTGACACATTTTGTTGTGCTTGATGATGATTATGAGTCCTTTGGGTATCGTTTTGGAGTAAACGGGAAGTTTAAGGAACGATATTTTAAGAATGCAGATTTTGTTTTTAATGCTATTTTTGACTTTTTGGATGCAAGCGGGGCTGATGTGGTTGCTCTGGCTCAGAACGGGGATATGATCGGCGGGGTAAATACCGCTGTACATAAACAGCAGCTGGTCAGAAAGGCTATGAACGTTTTTTTCTTCCGGACTGACAGGCCTTATTATTTTTATGGAAGACTGAATGAGGATGCTACCGCATACGTTCTAGGCAACCAGCAGGGCAAGCTGATTTTCACTTTGGGGATGTGTACGATTCAGCAGGTGAGAACCCAGGCAAATAAAGGAGGCCTGACAGAAGCATATCTCGAATTTGGCACATATCTAAAATCTTTTTACAGTGTTATCTTTTGCCCGTCGGCAGTGAAGATTGGCACACTGGGATTAAAAGGCAGTAAGCGAATCCACCACAGTATTAACTGGGATCATACCGCTCCGAAGATTTTAGATCAGAGATGCTGTCATCATAGCTTGGAGGACAATTTATGACACAAAAGATAATTATTGACATAGAACTCGTGGAAAAACTTGCCGCACTGGGTGATACGATGGAAGAGATTGCATCCAGCCTGGGCATTAGTGCTGCTACCCTTTACAACCGGAAAAGATACGATCAAGAAATTAGAGATGCAATAAAAAGAGGAAGAATCAGGGGCATCAGGCAGATTGAAAATGTGATCTTCAAAGCTGCCGCAGAAGGCAATCTGACCGCCGCAATCTTTTACCTGAAGAATCGTGCTCCGGATAAGTGGAATGTAAAGCCGAAAGATGACAATATTGAGCCGTTTAAGCCTTATATGTGATGTGATATGCCTGATGTCAAAAGGTTTTGTGAGTTTAATGGATGCGGTGAGTTAGCCGAGAAGGGCTGTCATTACTGCAAAAAGCATATGGAGCAGGTCAGGAAGCAGCGCACATTAGTGCGGAACATCTGCCGGAAAACTCCATATGAACGGGGGTACGATTCAAGATGGGCAAAAGCCAGGAAAATATTTCTGGCTCAGCATCCACTGTGCGCTGTATGCGGAGCGCCTGCAACCGATGTGGATCATATCATTCCGCATAAGGGCAACAAGCGCCTGTTCTGGGATCAATCCAACTGGCAGCCGCTCTGCCATTCGTGCCATTCGAGAAAAACTGCCCGCGAGGACATGGGCAGCTGGTAAAATCCTAACGGGCAGGGGTAGGGGGGTAAAAAATCAACACCTCCAACGGAAAAGTACCGCAGCCCAAAATTTACGCAAGCGTGTGTTCATTTCAGGGGGTAGGGTAATTTTATGGAAAAAATAGAGTGCCCGGACTGGCTCGACGAAACAGCCAAAAAGGAATGGGAAAAGCTTGCCGCAGAACTTATTGAAGACGGGATCCTCACCAACCGGACTGCATCCATGTTCGCGGCATATTGCACAGCGTTTTCCCGCTGGATGGCTGCTGAGAAATGCATCCAGGAACGCGGCTCATTAATTTGTGCCAAAAACGGGTTTCCGATTATCGCTCCTCAGGTAAATATCGCATCCGGCCTCTATTCCACGATGATGAAACTCGCAGATGAATTTGGGCTGACTCCTGCATCTCTCTCCAGGATTTCGGGCGGGAATGCTGCAACTGATGATCCTGCCAGGACAAAAACGAACGGGTTCCTTGAACTGGTAAAATAAAATGGATTATTGCTCAAAAGCATCTCAGTATATATCCGATGTAATTTCCGGAAAAATCCCGGCCTGCAAGCGTGGAGTTATAAGCGCATGCAAACGGCAGCTTTCAGATCTTGGGAAACAGCGTACAAAAAACTTTCCGTATTATTTTGATTCATCCGCCGCTAACCGCGTATGTACTTTTGTCGAACTCCTGAAAAACATCAAGGGGCCCAAAGCCGGAGAGCCATTAACCCTTGAACCGTGGCAGTGTTTTTTCCTTACTACGGTTTTCGGGTGGAAAAAATCCGAGAATGGCAAGCGGAGATTTACATTTGTTTATCTGGAAGTTCCTCGTGGAAACGGGAAAAGCACGCTGTCCTCAGCGGTTGCCTTGTATATGCTATGTGCTGACGGGGAATTGAGTGCCGATGTTTATTCTTTTGCAACCACTCGCGACCAGGCCAGGATTGTTTTTGATGACGCAAAGGCTATGGCACAGCAGAGCAAGTGGGAACTGGCTGATGCTTTTGGCCTGAAGATCCTGAATAACTCTCTTTTAATCCCCGAAAAGAACTGCAAATTTTTGCCCAAATCATCTGAGGATAGTACTAACGAGGGATTAAACAGCCATTTCGCATGCATGGATGAGCTGCATGCTCATAAAACCCGCAACCTGTTTGACGTGGTTACGAAGTCGATGGGCAAACGTGCACAATCCATTTTTTGGACAATCACCACGGCCGGAGGGTCAATCGACTGCATATGTTATGAGCAGCATCAGCTGATTCTCAGGATTCTCGATGGTTCCGTGAAAGATGAAACACGATTCGGACTGATATACAGCATAGATCCCGAAGACGACTGGAAAACAGATGCATCACTGATAAAATCCAATCCGAACTGGGGCGCATTGGATCATGATGTAGTTTTCTCGGAGAGAAATTCGGCGTTAGTGTCGCCCAGTGCGCAAAATGACTATAAAACAAAAAGGCTTAATGTTTGGGTGCAGGCCGTATCCGCCTGGATAAACCTGCAAAAATGGAGAGACTGTTATATAAAATCCTTGAACGTTGAAGATTTTAACGGGACTTCATGCGTTTACGGGATTGACCTTGCTACCAAACTTGATATAACCGCAGCTGTACGCATTTTCTGGAAGCCCGATAAAAATAACATATTGCACTATTACGTATTTCCTGAGTTTTGGCTGCCTGAAGATACTATTCACGCCAGCCGCAATTCGCAGTATCAGGGGTGGGCAAATTCCGGGTTATTCCACGTTTCTCCAGGAAGTGTGACTGATTACATCGACATAGGCCGGTATTTAATGGCTGATGTTCATAACTATCAATGTCTCGGCATTGGATATGATCCGTGGAACTGCACCCAGCTGGCACAGACGCTGAGTTCCGAGGGGATTGAGATGTACGAAGTTCAGCAAGGCCCGAAAACACTGTCCGAGCCGATGAAATTTATCGAGCAGCTGATTATGCAGGGGCGTCTCCACTCTGACGGCAACCTTGTGCTCGAGTGGATGATGGGCAATGTCGTAGTTAAGCCGGATAGGAATGACAATATTTATCCCAGGAAGGAGCGTAACGACAATAAAATCGATGGTGTATTCGCGATGCTTTCGGCGTTTTACATTATAATGAAGCGGGATATTGAACACACGTGGCAGGACTGGCTAGAAGATCCTGAGCCGGTTTTTATTTGAGGTACGTATGGGATTTTGGGCAAAATTCACGCGGTATTTTTCGGGCAGTGGGGATTACACCGGGTATCAGAATGGAGATCCGATATCGATTCCGGTTGCTCAGGCAAAAACATACACACCGGATGCGGCGACTCAGCTGGGTACCGTATGGGCCTGTGTGAATCTCATTAGCCAGACTATCGCATCAATCCCCATTGACGTATTTTCGTTTGATAAAAACGGGAAAAGATCTGTTGACCGGCAGTGTAACCTGGATTTTGTACTGAACGCATCTCCCAATCAGGACATGACTTCTTACGAATTTTGGCAGACGATGTCAATGAACCGTCTGCTGAGAGGGAATGCGTATGCGCACATTATCCGAAAAGACGATGGAACTGCTTACATTTTGTATCCACTGTCAGCGGATCAAATGAGTGTAAAACGCGAGTTGGATAACAGTATCACATACGAGTATACAGACCGTTTCGGAAAGGTTATAAAGTACAGGCCTGAAGAGATTATGCATTGGAAGGGAATCGGGAACGGGCTTGTCGGGCTTTCTCCGATAGAATACATGCGCAGCACTCTTACCGAAGCAATGGCTGCACAGGAGAATGCCATAAAGATTTTTGTCGAGAAAGGCAAGATTTACGGAGTAATATCACCCAATCAGGTTTTGAATCAAAAGCAGAAGGTGAGCGTTGCAAAAAGTTTCCAGCAGTCAGGCGACCATGTCGCAGTTTTGGATTGCGGAATGGAATTTCATGCAATGAGCCTTTCACCGGCTGATACTCAGCTTCTCGAAACACGGAAGTTTTCCACATCAGAGATTTGTCGCTGGTTTGGAGTTCCGCCCGCTCTTGTGGGTGCTGAATCCGGAGATTACGAAAAACTCGAACGCTGGTTTTACAAGGCAACGATTTTGCCGTTATGCGTTTCGGCGGAAAAGGCATTAATGAAACGTGTGGCAACTCAGGATGAACGGCATAATCACGAAGTCAGGTTCCGTATCGGGGAATTGAACCGCGCAGATGACCAGGCAAGAGCAGCTATTTATGCCACACATGTTCAGAACGGCCTCAGGAGCCGTAACGAAATTCGCAATGCCGAGGGATGGAACCCGTCAGAGATCCCCGAAGCTGATTCGTTAACCGTACAGTCGAATTTGATGCCTCTTGAGTCATTGGGCAAAACCGCTCCATCTCAGGAGGGAACTATGAACAGCATTAATCCGGAGAAAAATTAAGCATGAAAAAGAATTTTTTAGTTCATACGGTCCTCAAGACTGCCGAGAACGATGAATCCGGGAAAATCTCCGGATATGCGAGCACTTATAACAACC